ACATCATCAGTGACCCGGCGAAGATTAAGGAACTTAAGAAGCGAAGAGAAGAAGCACAACAAAACAGAAAAGCTAATGACTCCACTCTCACTGATGATCGCAGTAGTTGAACAGCATATCTATCTTAAGAAAGGTAAGCTGGTTACTATCCGCATCGAGACGCACAAGGACCTTCAGCTTTTAGGAATAGCTTACGACTTTATAACTCAACCCCGTAGACATGCTAGCACCTGAAGTCATATTCACCTTACTCCTGACCTGGCCGATCCTTGTGGTCCTCCAGGTTTTCATCCACTCACACATGCAGTACGCATTGCATGATCGTCCCATCTATGTGCAGTGGTTCATAGTGAGAGGGATGGTGGCAATCTTCCACGCCGCCGTCTTTGGTATTACGCACGGAGCTGAGTGGTATCCGATTCTTTTCTGGCAGCTCAGCACCCACTTCGTTATATTCAATCCGCTTAGGAATAAGCTGGCACGAGACCATGAGCCAATGGCCTACATACCTTTCTGGTACCTAGGGCAGAACTCAGGATGGCTCGATAAGTTTTTTATTAAGAGGCTTAACTTCTATAAGACTGTGTACTTCATGTCTATAGCGGTGGCAATTATCTCGGCAATTGTAATCTTCTCAATCTATGTTTGAGCTTGCTAAAATGTTATTCATCCTTGTAGCTGCCGCAGTAGCGGGCTACCTCGCAGGAGGCGGATACAAAGCAGCCAGCTCGATGACGCATGCCGACTCAGTTCAATTACACTACGATACGATATGGTGGAATAGAGCTGACAACGCATACTCGGTGTGGGATAGCTTCGAGCATGAGGCGGATTGTAATGGCTCTCACATGGTGTGCAGTGTCAACCATCCTCTTACTGAGGACTGCATCCCCTGCCATACGTCGGTTACACTTCGTCTTGGCGGGGAATTGTCGGATACGACGATTATAAGATTAGATTCACTAACGCTGGATGGTCTGTAAAACCATTCGGCTTTTTTATTTTTAAGACAATGAATATAAAGAGGAGTGAGAAGGTAGTCGTGGTGGTTGGTTTATTCGCTACGGGTAAGACGACCCTGGTGAATCGGATAATCAAGATGCACCCAGACTATAAGGTGTACCACACTGATGACTTCATTTACTACTCTCACAATCTACAAACCAGGTTCCTGCTGAATAAGATACAGCTGGATAAACCTGAGAGGTACATAGTAGAAGGAGCCATCGCATATAGGTTACTACGCTCAGGAGTTTTGAATAACGAATTTTATCCTGATGTAGTTGTCAACTGCGTGGCCAGCGATGGTGAGAGACAGAAAAGATATTTGAGCCCTGAGCGTTGGAATGGCGGACGCTACAAAGGAGATAACAAAACAGGACTCAAGGACTTCAAGGCATTCGATAATCAGTACCGCAAAATATGGACTGAGTACCTACATCTGCCTAAGAAGAGAGAGCCAAGAATAATTGAATACGTAACTGAACCCGGATACAACGATGATGCCTGCTAAATTTCCTGAAGCAAACATAGTGCTGACAAAGCCTAAGTCCATGACCGACGAACAGTGTATGAGTATACCTGCATTCAAGGGAGTAGATGATGCCGGCTTCCCATTCTTTATGGTGGCCTATACTCCGAGCTACGAGGATATTCAAGCGATCAAAGCAGGTATGCCAATATGCGTGAAAGTATTAGGCACAGGGTTTCCACCGATTAATGTATTCACCGTAGCAGAGAATGGAGAACCAAATTTCTAATTGTGGAGTTCGAGGCTGGCATAGTATACCACGTCAACAAAGAAATGACGCCACTCTTCAGGTTGGTGGGTCATGAGGGGGGAACAAGAAGTGGTAAGAGTTATAATACAATCGAGTTCCTTATAGACGAGGCACTCGATAATCCGTTCATTGAGATAACGATTGCAAGTAGAACAGCTGAGCACTTGAGGAAAGGAGCCATGAAGGACTTCCTCGAAATCATGCAGCGCAAACGTAGAATCTATAAAGACTCCGAGTGGTATGCATCAGCTGGATCAGCGGTATACAAATTTGCGAATGGAGCTTACATAGAGTTTCTCAACGCTGATGAAATCGGAAAGGTATCCGGTCCAGGTCGCGACATCCTGTTCTGCAATGAAGTGAACTTCCTTAAGAAGCCAGTCTTCGACCAAATGCTGATGCGCACCCGTAAGTACTGTATCTTCGATTATAACCCAGTGCACCCGCGGCATTGGATATACGATAAAGTATTGACTCGTAAAGATTGTTTCTTATGGAAGTCTACTTACCTCGACAACTTACACTTCTTGCCTGATGCACAGCTACAGGAATTGCTAATGATGAAAGAGACTGACCCACTACGCTGGCAAGTGTATGGCTTAGGGCTCAGAGCTTCATACCAGAAAGGACAGATATATGGTAGGAAGATGATCGGCGGCAAGTGGCAAGGTAAGGACTGGCAGCAAATAAGCTTGAGTGATTATAAAGAGATAGCAGCTCAAGAGTATTTTGGTTTGGACTGGGGATACTTCCCTGATCCTAATGCTGTGGTAGGTGTGAAGTTTGTAGGCAACAAGAGATACTATCGCAAGATAATTTATACGCAAGCACAGTCAGATGCTGAACTTGCTAGCGCTCTTAAGGAGCAGGGTCTTGATGAGAACAGTATCTTTGTAGCTGACCACTCTAAGAAGTCAATCGTTGAATTAAGGAACTTAGGTTTCCCTCTTGTGTATGCCGCGGTCAAAGGACCTGGTAGTATCGATGAAGGGATTAAGCAAGTGCAAAGTAAGGAGTGTTACTACGTGATGGATCCTGACTTTGAATTTGAATATACTAACTATTGTTATTTACTCGGACCGGATGAAGAGCCAACAGGTGTGCCACAAGATAAGCACAACCATATTATGGATGCACTAAGGATGGTTGAACTGTATAAAAAGTATTTATAATGAACATATTAAAGTCTGTAGGTAATGCACTCATCAAGTCTGGTCTCGTGATCAGCACTATGTGGCGGCCGTCTAAGTACGGCAATACCTATTTTATGCCGACCAACTTCAACTCCTGGAATGATGTCAAGTACCTTGAGACATTCATGGAGGTACCTGAAGTGAATGCCATTATCAACCTCAACGCCAAGTGCTTCTCTAATGGTATAGTAAAGGCTGTTAACGACAAAGGAGAGACTCAGCCATCAGACATAGCAGCTAAGCTACAAGGCAAGGCTAACTGGTTCCAGGGTGGTAACGAGTTCAAGAGACAGACTAAACTATTCCACGATATATATGGCAACGAGATTGTATACAACCTTTATCCGGTAGGGTTCAAGCCTAACTCAGCGATTGCGGGTACAGCAGCCATCTTCACATTGCCGCCGAACCTGGTTGATATCGAGTACCATGACCGCCAGCCGTTCTTCGTGCACGTGACAAAGCCTGATGTAAGATATAAAGTAGATGTCGGCGGAATGAGGCAGGACCTACCTGGCGAAACGATTATCCACTTCAATGATAATCGTGTATGCATCAAGAGTACGACTGACATCGACTTGCTGAAAGGTGAGTCCAAGATGAAGGCTCTGACTCCTGCAATTAATAACATACGCATGGCCTATGAGTCGCGAGGTGTGATCCTCAAGAATCGCGGTGCTCTCGGTATCCTTAGCAACTCTGGTGTAGATAACGGAGTTGCTATTCCATTAAAGCCAGGTGAGATTGAGACTATACAAGATCGCTATAAGAACTACGGCGGTCTCGAGCACCAGAGTCAGCTCATCATTACATCAGCCGCTTTGAAGTGGCAGCAGATGAGTGTCAACCCTGATAAGCTTGGCCTCTACCAGGAATGTGAAGCTGACTTCTATAAGTTCTGCGATGCATACGGTACACCGCCTGAGATGTTCGCTCAGATCAAAGGTGTAACATACGAGAACCAGAAAGAAGCTGAGAAGGGAATGTACCTCCGCAATACTATACCCGCTGCATACGAGTGGATTGATGGGTTTAACCAAATGTATTATCCTGAGGGCGGCACAAAGCTCATCATGACATTTGACCATCTCTCTATCTTCCAGGAAGATCTGAAGTTCAGAGGTGAAGCACTCGAGAAGATGGTCAACAGCTTAAGTAAGATGCTTGCTGATAAAGCGATCACGATTGAAGAGTATCAGCAGGAGCTACAGAAATTTGGAATAGGTAAGAACATTAAACTGTAAATATAATCATGGCTAAAACAAACGAGGCTGATACTACCAAGGGTAAGGACTCAGCACCAAAGGACCTCACCCCTGCACAGGCGGCTGAGAAGAAAATGAGATTCGATCAACGCTCACGCAACCTTAAGCGCAAGATGGAAATCATCGCTAAGGATGAGAAGGTGGAAATCCTTGTGCGCAAGCGTGTGAAGACTGACGACGGCTTCGAGACCGTAGAGGAGAAAAAGAAAGTATCGATGTACTCTGGTCCCAAAGTTGAATCCGGTAAGAAGCCGATGACACAGCGGGAAATCAATCTGGCTAACAAGCCGGCTGCCATCAAGCAAGCTGCGGAAATCGCTAAGGACCTGAAAGAACAGGATGAAGCTAGAAAGAGACTCGCCAAAGCTAACGCCTGAGCAGGTCGCTGACATAAAGAAGAAGCGTCTCACAATAATTAAGGAGGCACAAACTGTAAAGAAATGAAAGTTGCAATCATCGGAGGCGGGCTAACAGGCAAAGAGTTGTTCGCCTACTTACACACGCACAAGGCAGAGATTATCGATATGAAGAAATCGGTAATCAAGCATGCTGATATAGTAGAGCTGCCGCCCATCACGGAGACACTAGCTAAGTCTATACAAGTAGATAAGGCTGGTTATCTCTTTGAGAATGATGAAGAGGCTGGCATGCTGAAGCGCACTATCATTGCCAATACCTATAATTGGCTTGACTCCCATGATGACGTGCACCTGGCAAATACGTTTGCTAAATCAATTTCAGAACGGGGTACCCGCTCACCACACTTACACGATCACAAGTTTGAGATAGCAGCTAAAGTCGGTACGCCACTCTCTTACTCTGAGCGCGCCATCAAATGGAAAGCGCTTAACGTCGACAAGCGTGGCGAGACGATGGCTTTGTTCCTGGAGTCTGAGGTTAAGAGACGCTTGAATGAGAAAGTCTACGAAGCCTACTTGAATAATGAAATCGATCAGCATTCAGTAGGTATGCAGTATGTTAAGATTGAACTGGCAATGAACGATGAGGACTATGAGAAGGAATACAAAGTGTGGAAGGAAGTCATCGGTCTGCTAGGAAATCCAGAGAGAGCCAATAAGCAAGGCTACTTCTGGGCGGTGAGAGAAGCAAAGCTCATCGAGACCTCTGCTGTATTGCTTGGATCAAATGAACTCACACCTACACTAGGGCAGAAGTTTGAGCCGCTGCAAAGCACTCAGACAATAGAGCCGCGGAAACGCACTCTTGATATGGACAAAGTGTTGGCCAGTTATAATAAATCGTTAAAATAAAAATCTTAAATCCATTATGAAAAAAGTATTGAATTTTTCCGTTAGCATGAGAATCCTGTTCGCAGCTCTCGTGCTGTTCTTGGGTTGTGTCGCTGGCACACCTGAGGCCGGCTTTATCCTTGCCGGTATCGTCGCAAGTTTCCCCACCTTCAAGTACAGCCGCTGGCACAAGGGTATCCTTGGCGATGGCTTTACTGAAGAGGAAGAGAAGCAGCTCACCAAGCTTTTTGAGAAAGCAGGCGAGAAGCATAAGGAGGTTATCAAAACCGAAGTTGACCAGGCAGTCAATGGCCTGATGAAGTCTTCTGAGCTCGAATCCAAGTTCTTGGCAATGGGTTTGAAAGAAGGTGTCATCAAGGAAATCACTGACGCTGTGAAGACACAAGGTGAAGAGCTTCGCAAGTTCCTCGAAGGTAAGAAAGCCGACAAAGGAGTTGAGCAGCTGATCGAAGAGAAGAGCAAGGAGATTAAAGGTATCGCGGAAGCTGATGGCCGTACCTCCATGAAGATCCTCATCCCTATGTCCTCTGTAAGGAAGACACTGGTTGAGCGTGCCGCATTCGGTAGCAATACCCTGGGCATGAGACTCCCTGACATCGGTCAGCAGGCAACAATGGGAATGTCTATGGCACCCTTGTTCCGCCGGTCTGGTATTGGCCCGAACAGTAACGGGGTTATCCGGTACTACGACCAGGATGCTATCACTCGCGGTGCTGATGTGAAAGCTGAAGGTGCGGCGTATGCTGAGTCTGCCATCACCTGGATCGAGCGCACGTTGTCTGTGCAGAAAATCACGGACAGCATTCCTGTAACCAAGGAAGCGTTCAACGATATCGAGTTCATCAAAGGTGAGCTTGACCGTTTGCTGAACATCAACATGCTGTTGAAAGAAGACAGCCAGTTGTACAGTGGCTCAGGGGTTGCGCCTAACCTGAAAGGCGTGAATGTATCTACTCCTACAGCTCAGGCTACACTGGGTGCTGCTCCTTATGTAGGAACAGTCGAAGGTGCAAACGTTTATGACTTGATCGCTGTCCTCCGGGTTGTGATCAGTACGAACGCTCAGGCGAAGTATGCACCGGATGCCGTGACCCTCAACCCTGCTGATGTACTCCGGTACAAGTTGCTGAAGGGTTCTGATGGCCACTACGTGTTGCCTCCGTTCGTGACTGCTGATGGTCGCATGATCGACAGCATCCGCGTTATCGAGAGCAACCAGGTGACTGTGAACACCCTGACTATCGGTGACTTCCGCTATGGAACACTGTATGACATGGGCGGCATCGAGGTTGAGATGGGCTGGATCAACGACCAGTTCGTCAAGGATGCATTCACCATCAAGGCGTCAAAGCGTGAGGCGTTGCTTATCCGCACTGTGGATGAGACTGCTTTCCGTAAGATCACTGATGTGACTGCGGCTCTTGCTTTGCTTGAGACTGTCTAAGTAGTAACCTTTAAATTTACCTGACCATGTTTATAACAGCCGAGGACTTTGACACAATCCCTTATAACTTACCGGACCTTAATGGGTATGCTACCCAGTTCTCGAACTTTGTAGCACGTGAAGAGCGTGAGGAGTTGCGTCGAGTCCTCGGTTCTGTTTTATATCAGGAATTTATTGAAGGCTTATTTACTGATGGCGATCCTACCCAGCCAATAGCTGAGGAAGCGATCGAGCAAAAGTGGAAAGACTTACGCGATGGTGCAATGTACACTCTTGAAGAGGATGGCGAAGAGTATACGTGGATAGGCTTGAATGAATTGCTTATCCCTTATATCTATGCCATGTGGACACGGGCAACATGGTTCGCGCATGCTCAGCTTGGAATCATGAGACCACAAGTTGAGAATGCAACAGCCGTCAGCCCTACTCCACTAATCGTCGGAGGGTACAACGACTACTCTGGAAAAGTAGGAGATGAGTGCAGCTTGAAAGATACGCTGTACGGTTTTCTGCATACCAATGAGGAGACGTATGCAACCTGGGTTTTCAAGTGTCCTGGTGTCATGACTGAATTTAATATCTGATGAACTATATCGTAGACGATATCGGCTTAGTGGTGGATGCGGTCAGGGCAACCTGGTCGACGCTTGCCTCAACGCAGATACTTATCAACTCAAAAGCTATAACCATGGACGGTGAAGGCGCGCCTCCCTACTATATGTACGGACACAGACGCGAGATAGCTGCCAGGTTACTGAAGAAGCAAACACAGGGTGCACCGGAGAAATACCGGAAGTACCCTTTAATTGCTTTAAGACTTGATACGTCAGAGCGGATTGTCGGTAGTGTCAGTCACTTCAATCTTAACATTGCAATAGTTCATGCTACTCAAGTGCAGTACAATGCTGAAGAGAGGTATATGAATGTATTCAAACCCATTCTTTATCCGCTTTATGAGTTGTTCTTCACGAAGCTGAGGGAGTCTGGATTGTTCATGTGGACAGGAGACTTGATTGTTCCGGAGCACACAAAAATAGATCGGCCATTCTACGGAACGGCGGCTACTGAGGGTAATATCAAAAGCGTATTCGCTGATCCTCTTGACGCTATCGAGATTGTCGATTTGAGAATATCAAAAAGAAATAAAGGAATTTGTTAAATCAATTAAGAAAATGAGTTGCACAACAACTAAGAAAAACCTGGGGAAGAGCAAGTGCGATAAACTGCCGGCTCAACCACAGTGCATGATCGAAACGGGGAACGACTTCAAGTTGCTCCCTGCCGATTTTGCTAGCGAGGCAGCACTGAAGACGGCCCTTCAGGCGGCGATTAAAGCGGGGTATGCTACCCGCATTTGGCTGTGGCCGGTATTCACTGGAGTTGAAAACCTTTCTGAAGAGGCAATCTACGAAGACACTCCGCTGTCTCTCGTTCCTGTTCGTGATGGTCAGTACCGCTTCAGGTTCCACATCTCTAAAAACATGGCTATCCACAAAGCTATGTTCACGCACCGCTCTATTAATGAGGGTCGCGTGTTTCTGTTCGACAAGGACAATCAGCTGTTCGGTACTGAGGACGTTGATGGCAACATCAGAGGTTTCAGGCTGGCGCTGCTTCACACAGAGAAGCTGATGTTCTCCGACGGTGCCGTTGCTACGAAGTCTCCTGTATATGTTTGCCTTGCAGACAATGAGGAGGTTGACAAGAACGGTGTATTGCTTGATGCATCTGTGATCAATGAGCTTGACCGCTTGACCGATGTCAACATCACTCTTGTAAATGGTGATGCATTCGCAGCTGATGAGTTCTATGTGAACGTGAAGCAAGCAACCGATGGAACTCCTGTTAGCGGATTGCTGACAGCTGACTTCATTAAGTATGCAGCTGATGGTGTGACTACCGAGGCGCTGACCGCAACTGAGGATGTCAACAACCCTGGTCGCTACTTGATTGCAGCGACAGTGGCATTCACCGATGGCGAGCTCACGCTGAGAGCACCTAGCCTCTTAACAGTAAGTGCTTACGAGGTACCTGCTGATGGAGTACTTGAGGTGGATATTCCTTAGTCTGGTTTATTGGTTATTGTTTACAGACTAACTGAGTGGGCGCGAGTAAGTATACTAGTGCAGGCTGAAAGCGCTCATTCTTTTTTATAAAGTTATGGCAAAGGATAAAGTAAGAGACTTGATAAAACGCCTAAAAGGGATATCTATAGAGGAGCAGGGAGAAGCTCTAGCTGAGATAATCAATAGGAATCAAGCCATCATCCTTGACCTGAACAAGCAACAACTAATGGAGGGGATAGATTCAAAAGGTAGAAGTTTGGGGGAGTATGCAAATGAGGCCTATGCAAAAATGAAGATGGCCTTCAATCCGATGGGTGTTGTGGACTTAAGACTAGTAGGTGACTTCCACGACAATTTCTTTTTAGCGAGTGAGTTGCCTATACAAATATGGTCCTATGACGAAAAGACAGATTGGCTGGTTAAAAAATATGGTCGCGATTTATTCGGGACTACAGAGAAGAATACGCAAGTCTTTGTCCTCGGTACTGTTAAACCTGAGTTTCAAGCTTGGCAGAAAGACAGGATGCTTCGAGTATGAGACTATACCACTTTATACATTCTTTGAAGTGGTAAAGACAAGTGACCTGAACCTACTGAAGTTAAATCCCAGGGGTAAGGTAAAAGAGCTGGAGGTTAAATGGGAAGAGATAATCAGAAGGAATAACGAAGAGAACGGAAACTTTGACTTCAACAATTATTTCCAAGCACTAAAGAAATATGCCAGCCTTGTCGCTGAGTATACTATAGTGAAAGCCTGCTTACTGCGGATGACTGTGAAGGCTGAAGTAAAAACGATAGAGACACTTAAAGAATACGGATATATAGTTGACCTGAACCCTGACAACTTTACACAAAGCATGCAGGTAATTAATGCCAGGGCAAACAACCTATTCACTAAGATAGTTAGCAAGCAAAAAGAACTTGAGAACTTTCTTAAAGGTAGCGATAGCAAAGCAAAGCCGATCACGTTTGCTAAAGCAATCATGCACCTGAGTGCTGGACTAGGATTCACTGTAGGTAAGGACATCTTACTCGCTGAGTATAATGAAGCTAAGAAAATAATCAAAGAACGCAATGGCAGAGATAACAAGGCAAGATTTAATAAGCGATGAAGCGCTAAGAGCTCCAGGCCAATTAGCGGATGAGCTCGAAAAAGTATCAGATGCCCTTGATGAGATTATCACTAAGGGTAAAGAAAACAAGACTGCCTCTGATGAGGCTCAATCTATTAAGGAGCTTACCAAAAAAGTAGCTGAGCTTGAGTCTGAACAAAAGAAGCTGGTCGACTCAAACAAGAAGCTGCAGGATGCTCAGAAGAAAACAGCTAATACTTCTGAGAGTCAAGCTGAAGCCTTAGACGCAGTGGATGATCGGATGGGTGGTGTGATTGGCCGGACTAAGGAACTCGGCAAACAACTGTGGGCCCTCGTTAAAAATCCTATTATACTTACACTAGCCGCCATCGTCGCGGCTCTTGCTGCTTGTGCCGCCGCTGCAAAAGTTTTCTTCACTACTACGGGTGAAGGTGAAGATGCGCTTGACAGGCAGATGTCTTCTTGGAATCAGTTCTTCAATGTGCTCAAGTCAAACTTCGCCAGCTTAGGCAAATCTATATCAGGATGGTTTGAAGATATGGGTGGATCCAGTTCTTTCATTCATGGTACCATCGCGGCACTGAAGGTTATGTTTCCCTTTATGAGTGGCTGGCTTAATAAAGTACAAGCTGACTTTATTAATACAGAAGATGATGCTCAACGACTCACTGCAACCCTTGACGCCTTGGAGGATAGGATGATCGAGAATATTATCAAGCGTGCTAAGACTAACAGAGATGCAAATAACTTGATACTTGCCTCTGAAGACAAGCTCAAGTATTCTACCGCTCAGCGAATCCAGTTACTCGAGAGAGGTATAAAGGTTAAGCAAGATCAGCTTAAGGAGGATATAGCTATTGCGTCTATCGCAGCTAAAGCCCTTATAATAGAGACAGGACTTGAGCATGGACTAAGCGAAGAGCAGGCTTTGAGAATGTCACAGTCAGAGAGATATGCTAAGTTCACAGCTGAGGAGAACAAGAAGATAGCCCAAGCAATGGCTGATATCATTAATCTGGAAGCTAGGTATGCTACTGAAGTAAAGCGTAGTACTACAAAAGTAATCGGCTTAAAAGAAACACTAAGGCAAGAGATTGTCAAGAAAGCTCAGGATGCCGCAGCTAAAGAAATTCAGGAGGCAAACAATACTATTGCTTCTCAAATAGCTTTCATTCAGAATAGAGCTGTAGCCGGTGCCATCACAGTAGCTGAAGCTGAGAAGCAGATTACCCAGGTACGCAAAGATCAGGCAGCTCAGCTAGTGCAGACTCAGATAGAAGGCTTACGCAAAGTACTCTTAGTTGAAGAGCTAACTGCCGAAGAGCGTGCTGCTATTGAGCAACAACTATTTGTACTTAAAAATGATCTTGTCAAAGCATACTATGAGGGACTTGAAGAACAGACTAAGCTAAGCTTCGAGAATATCGCCGAGATATACATGGAGTTCTCTTCGGCCTTAGGTAACTTGTCAGCCTCATTGCATGAACAGAAGATGCAAGAGATTGATGAGGAAGAGAAGCGTATGGAGGAGTACTATGAAACTCGTATCCGTATGGCTGGTGATAATGAGGCCAGAATATCTGAGCTCGAGAATGAGTCCGATAGAAAGCGGCAGGCATTAGAGAATAGAAGGATAGCAGCTCAACGTCGCCAAGCTATATTCGATAAGGCGGTGAGTGCAACCCAGGCAGGAGTCGCTACAGCTCTTGCAATCATTCGTATGCTAGCGAATCCTGGTGGACCAGCTGGTGTCGCTCTGTCTATCGCTGCTGGAATAACGGGTGCGCTTCAGGTTGCTGCGATCTTAGCTAAGCCTATCCCTCAATATGCGGATGGTGGTTTCACAACTGCCTCGCTTATCTTAGCTGGTGAAAAGGGTACTGAGAAATTCAGAACGCCTGCGGGTCGTATAGGTTATACGCCTGATGGTCCTACACTTATGAGACTACCTATTGGTACGGAGATAACAACTCACGATAAGACAATGCAAGAGCTGGCTGCTGATGGTATAGAGAGCTTAGGCAACACTCGCGGTACAGCAACAGACGTGACCTGGGCGCTGCTCAACAAACTTGATTCAGTAGAACAGGCTATCTTGAATAAGCGCGAGACACATTACAACTGGACTCGTCGTGGACTAGAGAAAGCGTTTAAGAATGGTGAGTCACGTACCTACTTTATGAATGAGTTTTACAAATAAGGGTTATGCTGAGAATACAACTTGTAAATAGTAAACTAGGAGCTAAGACGCTAGAGATAGCGGACCCGATCGATATCAATACGCTCACTCAGTCCATCAAGAGAAGCCAGGACATGGGTGGCGTAATGTTTGAGATGGTGCTTGACCTCGAGTTTATTAAAGATGGTAGAGGCTTCCTTAAGGCGGTATACGAAACCGATGGCGGTATCGATGCCGTCGTAATCGTTAACCTGTATGAGTGGAATCCTAATTCACGGCCACGCTGGTCACTAGCCTTTACTGGTCAAGTAAATTTCAACAGGTATGAGCTCAGCGAGATAAGTGTCATCGTGAATATTGAGCAGACCGGCATTCAGCGCCGTGTCCTCAATATGAAAGAGGTAATGGTAGACCTTGAGACAGAAGAGAGTGAAGATGGAACAGCGCTCCCGCCGGTTAATTCATTCGATGTAACATGGCACAGTAAAGTAATAAGGAAAGATTACGAAGAAGCACCTGCTAGTGATATAGAGTTTCAGCAAGCTAACATGCCTGGCTTTACTCTACCTCCTACTGGTGCTGATGTTACAATTGATCTTCCTTATTATGGTCAATTCGAAATGGAGCCAGAGCGTAAGGAACTGCTTGACTCATTCTCTACTCCATACGGTTTTCTCAACTTAAGGGAGGATGCAAGTACTGGGCTGCAATTTGCTGCACCTGGAACTGAAGAAGCCTATGCTGAGTATTTAGCAAGCTCTACCTTTAAGAAAGATCTACGCAACCCTAAGATAGTTATCAAAGAGGATGGCAATTTAGAGCTGATCGATATCAAGCTTACTTATAAGCCTCAGGTATTTGCGACCAACACTGGTGGTGATATCGATATCGGTGGCGAAGGTTGTATGGGTAATCTGGAAGTAAGTGCCTGGTTTGAGCATCGTGATCAATTCGATAATATCAAGACACTCGAGATGATCGGCATGTGGAGTACTCCTGGTGTAGGCGGTAATGAGCGCATCGGTGAATTTGAAACTCACTCAATGATTAAGGAGAATGTAGTTGTTGAGAAGGGTGATAAGTTCTATGTATATCCGGTCTACCGTGTATATGGTACCTATGACTCACCAGAAGTATTAGGATCAACTGGCCAGGTATCTCATGACTTTACTATCCAACCTGACCTCGAGAATACTCATATCATATTCAGGCAGGCAAGTGTAGATGCTGATAGAGATATCAAGACCATCATGATATATGAGGCAATTGAGCGCTGCCTCCAGTTCTATACGAATCAAGTTGACTGCTTTAAGAGTGACCTACTCGGAAGAGTGGATATAGGATATGCTGAAGATGGCCCTTACTCTTTAATCGGATTGAGCAACGGGCATCGGCTCAGAGGTAAAAATATTCTATTGCCTGAAGGTGAGCGTGGCGATACTATGTTTGCCAACTTAGAAGACCTGGTTGAGTTCGTCAACACACTTGCATGTGTAGACTTCGGCTTTGAGACAGATGAGAATGGCGTGACCAGGTTTGTGCTAGAGCCCAAGGAATACTTCTTTAATAAGGATTCCAGGATCGTAGCTCTTGGCCAGGTATACGATATAAAGAAGAAGCTGGTGCCTAGCAGGTTCTACAATCAATTCCGCATAGGCTACTCTACAGAGATAGATGTCAGTCAGCTGAATGCTATTGATGAGTACAATACTATAAGACAGTACTTAATACCGATCATCAATACTAAGAATAAGTTGGAGGTGACGACTGACATGATAACAAGCGGCTATCTCATCGAGAATCAAAAGCGCTTGCTCATATCTACAGAGGACGGTAAGCATGATGATGACAACTTCGCGGCAGTAGTTCTTCGTGATGGTGATAGCTTTAAGACTAAAAAGAATGAGGGCTACCAGGAGATAACTAATGTGTTGTATCCTGAGACTGGCTACAACTACGATATCAGTCCGGCTAGGATTGCACCTAATTGGTTTAAGGTAATAGCTGCAGCTCTTATCAGAAGTACTCGTAAGCAGATTAAGTTCAGCTTCGGTACTGTCAACTACATTATGACTACCCAGGAAGATGGTACAGTAGTAGTGGTTGCTGAGAATGATGACTTTGACTTGACACTGATCGAGCCTATATGGGACAACGAAGATTATGAATTTACTTGTGAAATTACTCGTGAAGAGATTCAGCTTATCAGAGCATCACCTTATGGATACATAGAGTTTCAAGATAGATTTGGAAATATAATGGAAGGCTTTATATCCCCAGAGGGAATCGAGTACGACCGCAACGAGAATACCGCCACCTTCAATTTAATAAGAGTATATAGACCTTAAAAATATGGCAAGAGTAAATTTTGATCTTCAATATTACAACGAGGCTAGCAACCCTATATTTGCTGGAACTGATCGGCAAGTACGCTTTGCTTACCATGGCGGAGCTGCTGATGGGGTTACAGGTACACCTCTGACAGGAGAACCATTCTGGCGGATATACAATGAGCTCGATGCACCTGGTGCTTACGTTGCTATGACTCAAACTTCTTTGAGCGAATACTTAGAGACATTGACGGTGCCTGTTGCAGGTACTTATGTTATCGACTTCAAAGATGACAGAGGCGAGAGGACTATAGTAAAGTTCAGGGTTTATGCTCAGGGTGAAGTCTGTCTTTATCCTGATATTCCTTACTCGTTATATGCAATGGCTGTAGAAGACTCGCGCGTGCGATTCTTAAGTGCACCTACTAACGGGTTCAACCAGGTGAAAGTAAATAGCTCAAGCTATAAGGCAACTAATAGCGATCCTTCTGGTGCTATCTTCACGAACTCGGAATTGGGATTGCTCGGTGCGACTGATGCCATCGATACAGTAACATACCGCAACAGTATTAATACAGGTTGTGCGCTCCTAACATTCAGCGAAGTATTCATTGGTGACTTTGAGACAGCCGCACTAGAAGCCAACTATACTAAGACTAACTGTACAGCGGCTGGTGCTAATGATGGAACCATCTCACTTGATGTAAGTGGTGGCTCTGGCAATTACACTTTCTTATGGGCTGACGGACCGGTGACTCAGAACAGACTAGGCTTGGCACCTGGAACGTATAGTGTGACTGTTACCGATGCCACGACTGCTGAAGAGGTAGAGCTTAATGATATAGTAATAACTGAGCCGGCTCCTCCTTCTCTGCCTAATGGTACACTTCTGGAGTTTCCTGTACTGAACAGTATGCACTTCGTGGTTGATCCGATTGATCCGGCAGTAAGCCAGCAGACACTTGACAATACATTATTCGCTGACCAGGTATTCCCAGGTTTCAGCCCTGTGTGCTACTTCGATAAAAGGTGCCAGTCTGATACACCTGCTGTGGTTCAGTTCTTCAGTGACTTTGGCGCTCATTTAGTTGAGCTCTATGACAAGATAACCGGTGAGGTAGTTAAGACATTCTCAGTAAGCCTGGTGGAAGAGAATATAGGTATAGCCGAAGACTTCGGAATATCTATTCGCAACCACATCGACAACCCTGGTCAGAGTCGTGTCTACTTTGCTGTAGGTGCACTTCCTATTCTATTAGAGGTAGGTGATGTATTCGAAGTACTTAATAACCTTGAGGGCTTTGATGGAAACTACGAGATAGTCAACATCGTTAACGATGCACTCCTCGGTTATCAGTACCTGGTCATCAACCTGAACTACACAGGAGCTGGAACAAGTAGTGCTGCGACCGGCCGCTTCTTCTCTAACAATGAAGATTACAACGTGTATGAGACCACCATCAACTTGCTTGATGTACCTGTAGGCAAGTACCATGTCAAGGTATCTGGCCTTAACGATGGTGGTGTAGTAGGAAAGTATGGAGAGTCAGAACCTATTGATTTGAAAGTAGCTCATGCTGATACCAACCTTATCGAATACAGAAACGTGGACAATGGATATGGCGACATAGTATGGACTACCGGATACGTCGGCCGCGTGCGCATACCCAGCTTGCTTGGACATAAGCGGCTGACCAATGGAGGCGAGCGTGGTGTAAGTAGGAACAGCAACTATGCACCGGTAAAGACATTCGCCAAGAAGGTAAGAGGTGTACTGTTTGAGACATTTCTCCTTCCGCCTTACCTGCACGAGAAGCTTGGCTTAGTATTCGATTGCGATTCTTACACAATTAATGGTATAGGATTCCAAGCCACTGAAGGATATGCCGACCCTACATATATAACACGATTCAAGCTGGCTAACTCCTCTATAAAGCTAGAGCAGCTCAACTGGATGAGAGGATACAACAGCCATGACATCGGCTCTGTGGATGAGGGTGGCTTCTTAATAACTGAACAAGGATTCTTAAAACTCTAAATTGATATGGCAGACGAAACTTTAGTTAACCAACGAATTGACCAACTCCCGCTTGGTACCCCTCAGCCTACTGACTGGCTGATCTTTAGGGATATGACGGCTGGCATAACAAAACGCTTCAGCGCTGCTGATGTGCTGACGTCTGCCATAGCCAATGATATTGAATGGGTATCTGACAACGATCCAGGGTACGCACTCAATGAGATTGTAACTTATGGTGGCAAGATATGGCAGAGCAAGATTGCCGATAACTTAAACATCGTACCAGGTACTGATGCCACTAAATGGGAGCTGCTCACTAAGGGAGCGGTGTGGGCGCGCTGGGCTGCTGGCGCATTCTTAGAGGATGATGTCTTTGTGATTCGTGAGATAGATGGCGAAGACCACATCGTGCAGCTGGTTGATGTTGCTCGTCCATATAACAGTACAGACTTCGACGCTGAGTACTTAGCTGGCGACTGGGTAAGCCTTACCCAGAATGTCATTGTAAAAGCCGGTACCCTTGCTGCGGGTACAGTACAGCTTGACTTGATGAAGCTCAAGGATAGAGTCTTTGATGTCGGTAATATAACTGAAGCAAAGGCCTGGTCTCTACTGAACTCAGACAAGATGATAAAATTCAGAGCTGTCTTCCAGATAAGTGGTGGCCTATCAGTTCAGACATTCCCAGTTGCCTGGCAGATATCCACGATAGCCGGTATGTATGACAGCGGCGCAAATACATGGACTCCATTTGATGAGGGATTCTATGAGCTTGAAGCAACTTTTATCGGAGCAATACTTTATGTTAAACTTACTCAACTTTAATAACCATGAAAACAAAAATTCTATTATTCTTATTGGTGCTTATCTCTTCGATGGGCTATGCACAAATTGATCCACTTGACCATACAGCACCCGATGCGGATAACCTTAAGCAAGCGGCTGTAAAGATCAATGCTAACGAAGCCTACCTCGATAGCCGTATCGATACAGTAGTTGCCGAGGTTGACACTGTAGGCACTCGTCTTGACTCTCTTATCACTGCTGGAATAGGTGGGGGTGAAGTTACTGCCAGTAATGGATTAACTACTATAGATAATGACATCCAATTGGGTGGTACAATTACTCAAGGAATAATAATAGGAGCAAATGAAGCTGGGGCAATAGGCGGTCTAACGTTTGATTTGAACGACGGTATTTTTGATGGTGGTTGGCTAAAGACAGATTTTCGCGGTGTTGAAATGGGATATAAGCTGGTAGGCGACCCTAACATAACTTATGGATTTAAAATAAATGGAACCATGACTCCACCAATTAAAGTAGTTGGAGGGCAGCCAATGTTCTATGAAACTGATATGACGTCAGCTATAATTGCTGCGTCAAACGATGCTATACCTGATAAAGATTATGTTCTTACTTCAAAAACATATACGGGAAAACAAATATTCCCTGGTTCTGGTACTGGCTTCAGCGCTGCAGCTGGAATAAATATTTCAAGAGTGGGTGACCCTGGTACTGCAGCAATTTCTAATGGTGATGTATGGTATAATTCCACGTCAAATTTATTAAAAGCTAGAATTAATGGGGTCACTTCAACAATTGCAACTGGAGGACTGACAACTGCTGGTAGTGGTTTAACTAATACTGCAGGAACAGTTTCACTTGGTGGATCAGTTACAGGTGATGTGACTTTTACCCCTTCTATTGATGCTTCACGAAATTTTCTAGTAGGGAGTAATGCTGGGAACGCTTTTCAAGCAATTTATTTTCGCAGCTCTTTACAAGAAATTCATTTCTTAACTAATAGTAGTTCTTATTTTCAAATTCAAGGAATGTCTGCTGGACAAACACCATTAACAGTAAGTGCTAATGCAGCACTTACTATAACTAGTGATAATTCAGGTTTAGATGTTGTTGATAATAATAATACCAATGATTATTTGGGATTTCAAACTAGCTTAGGTTTTACTACAAGTACAGGTACATCTGGTGTAAATTTATCACAGCTTACGGTTCTACGAAATCAATCAAAATTATTAGTTAATGGTCGCCAGTATTGGGACTTTGATGGAACTGAGTTAGGAGAAGTTAAAACTGTATTAAGTGGTTCAGCTACTCTTGACTTTCCTTCAACTTCGGTAGGAACTACTCAATCATTAGCTATTACAGTGAATGGTGCAGAGGTGGGGGACCCAGTAAGCCTTGGAACTCCTACAGCAGCAATAACTGGAGCAATAATATATATGGCTTATGTATCTGCAACAAATACTGTAACAATTAGAGCATTAAACGGCGGAGGTTCAGCAGCAGATCCAGGAAGTGGAATTTTCAAAGTAACAGTACATAAACAATAAAATAAAATTTAATATGAATATCGAGAAAGTAATGAAGTACTTTAGAATAGTATTTGCGTTCCTATTCGGCGCAGCTCTTATGACCTATGCTGGCTATGGCTGGCATATTGAATGGTTGGATGATTGGCAAGCTTTAATTGCCGGTGTAATTGGTTCTGCATTTGCATTTGCTCCACATAAGATTATTGGAGTGCTTGGTAAAGGCATACCAAAAATATTTGATGCAACTATTGGTAGGTTTTTTGGAGGTGGTAAGACTACAATACTACTGTTGTTAATGACAGCCAGCTTATTAAGTTATGCTCAGGGTAATAAACCAATTAATATTCCTGAGATTAGACTGCTTAGTAAAACTGATTCAACAATTATTGCTGGAACTGGTCAAGTAAGATGGGATCCTATAACTGGAAAATTTCGTTTTGGTAATGGTTCTATTTGGTTTTCTTTTAAGAAAGACACTGACCCCGCAACTGGTTCTATATCTTTTGCAACGGGCACAAGTGGAACAAACATAAATTGGAGCTCTTCACCTGTAAGTCTTGGCGGTACGGCCACGCTGAATATACCCGACGCGTCAAGCACTGCACGCGGGCTAGTTACTACTGGTACGCAGACTTTTGCGGGGAACAAAATAATAAGTGGAACACTGACGGCAGGAGGAAAAATCTATACAGGCGGCGCGTTCAACTATCATACCAATGCAACGGGCGGCTATTGGGCAAGCGGTGATGCAAATTTTTCTACAGGTTGGTATGAATCCGGCGGTAGTTATCGCATACGTACAAATTCAGTGGATCGGTTAACGGTGTTGTCATCAGGAAATATTGGCATAGGCATCACTACGCCGGGCGCCCCATTAGAGGTTAGTTCAACCGGACAATTAATGGGTAGGTTTGTAAGTTCAGACGCCACAAGAACAGAATTTGCAATTGATAACAGCGCATTAAGCAATAAGCGTTTGGGGTTGAAAGTTGAATCCACAGGAAGTATAATAGACGCCACCGCATCAAGTGGTACGTCTTATGGCGATTTACGATTTGCCATAGGTGGAAGTGTTAGAGCAACCTTAACCACGTCAGGTTTGGGCATAGGAACAACTACACCAAATGCGCCCCTGCAGTTTTCAAATACCAGTCAAAATAGAAAAGTAGTATTTTATGAAGCAGTTAATAATGACCATGAATTTACCGGACTTGGATTAACTGGTACCGCGAATC